TGCGGCTGCCGTCCCCAGGTTGCCGTGGGTGGCATGGAACAGGGCAACGCCGTCGCCCATGGCGCTGTTCGCGGTGAGCACAGCATAGGCGATATCGCCGACCTTGCGGCCTGCAGCCTCGCCGTGGGCGGCGGGGATATCGGTCAGGGCGCCCAGGTCGTCGTTGATGATGGCCTGACGGCTGATGTTGAAAAGCTTGCCGTAGGTGGCGATGGCGAATTGCTCCTGAGCTTCGGCGCGGCTGCCATACTTGTACTCATCATCTTCGCGGATCTGATCCAGATCGGCAGTTTCACCGGCACGCACGATGGTGTTGGTCTTGAAGTCGTTGACCGAACCCACGCCGCACCACTTCTGCCAGGTTTCCGTGGCGGCATCGTAGCCGGCAAACAGGCTTTTGTTGGCAATGTTGGCCAGGATCAGCGGGAAGTCGCTGGTGGTAAGCGCACGGCCTACCATGGCCATGACATCGCCGCCCTGAGATTTGCCGGCCATACGCAGCGATTCGCGGGCCAGCTCACGCAGGGAGAAACCGGCAAAATCACGGGCGCCGGCGGCGGCCTCTTTGGGGGTCATGCCGCTACGGATCAGCAGGCCGTCTTCGGCAGCGGCGCGGAACTTGTCGCGCTCATCAGCGCCCATCTCAACACGGGCCTGGTCGGCGCGCAGTTGGTCGGTCTGGCCGCTGGTGCGGAAGCCTGGGTTTTGTTTGGAAGATCTATCCAGCATGATCTCCATTACGGCGGCGCGGGCCGCATCGACTGTTACGCCGGGCTTGATCAGGTCTGCCTTTTTCTCGGCAGGCACGTCGGCGCGGCTGCAGATGGCGTCGATTTCGGTAATCCGTGCATGCTCGGCACGCGCTGCCTCTGCCCGCACTGCATCAAGATCAACAGCCGGGGTCTGGGGTTGTGTGGTCTCTGCGGAGAGGCCACGGTTTTGAGTTTCAGTACTCATGTCTTGTTTCTCCTTTGCTTGGTTTTCGGGCTGTGCCGTGGCCGCCCGTGCTTTAGCATTTTCATCCGCACCGATCGGGCAGGATGACATCTCTTTTGGTATCCACTTGGTGACCACTTTTACCGGACCCTGGAAGGTGCGGCCTTCGATCAGGCCGGTCTGGTTGGCCGGGATAATGGTGGCCTCAAGGTCTTTACGGGCCACGCTGTAGTCGGTCAGATGGCCTTCCATGGTTTTCAGCCACGGGCCTTCAGCCTCTTTTGCTGTGGAAAATACCGCCCGGCCCAGCAGTTGGTTGCCTTCAATCCGCATATCTCGGTAGCTGCCGATGACCGACGCCGTGCTGTAACGGCTGTGGGTGTCCAAAAGCGGCAGCTGTCGGCTGGGCGGGATCTGGCAGCCTGACATCAGCAGCACCGTGGGGTAGACTTCCCAGGTGTCGTAATCGCGTTCCATAACCGGCGTTTCTGTTGCGCCGATTGCCTCTACCGAACGGCCCTCGACATCCAGTGTGGATGGCGCACCTTCGGCGGTTTTTTCAATGGTGAGTGACCGGTAGGCCAGTTGATCGGTCATTGGCGTTTGCTCCTTTTTTTGTTGGGTTCCGGGCTTACAGTGGCCGGGTTGCTTGCCAGGGCGGTTTTTACATCGGCGGGAGCCAGGCCCCGAGCCTCTGCCATCCGCCTAGCCTCGGCAATCTCGTTCAGCACCTCTTCGTAATCGCGGCCACGGCTGGCGGCGATCTCCTGCGGGCTTCTCAGCAGGCTGTTGATCTGATCAATATGGGCCTTGCCCTCGCGCAGCGGATCTATGCTTTCGACACCCGGCGTCTGCCAAGTGCATTCCTGCCAGGGGTAGGGGTTGCTGAAGTAGCCAGGCAGATTGATACGCCCGGACATGACAGCTGATTCGAGAAAGGCCCGGAATACCGGCTGGCAGAATTGGCGGATATGGCGCTGCTGCAGCGGGGCCACCGATTTCATGAAGTCGTTGCGGATGCCGCGCAGGTTACTGTAGTTGATGCCGTCGTAATCGCCAGTCAGCAGCTCACGGGTGACCCCGGTGGACACGGCCACCATGCTGAGGATCAGTTTGGTGAACGGGACAAAGGAATCGCCTGGGCGGTTGTGGCCCTGCAGGTTGATCTTTTCTCCGGGGCGCAGGTATTCGATGATAGCGTTTTCAAGCTCTTCGATCGGCTTGCCGGTGCTGGTATCCAACCCGCGCATGGCCTGGAACGCTGCCGCGTCGGTCGTCTCGATGATGGCCATGTATTTGGCGGCCAGTTTGGCGGCGTCTATCTCTGCGTTCAGGTATTCGTGCAGATCATCAGCCAGCAGAATGGCGGTGGTGAAGGGTGAGATGCCCCTGATCTGACCAGGGCGCAGGGTTTTGAAACCATGGATGACGTTTTCGGCGGCAATCCTCTGATACTGGGTGCCACCGGTCAGGCTGTTGAACCCATCCGGCACGGCAAAGTGGTAGGCCACCACGCGGCCAGTTTTCGGATCGGCTTCGATACCCTGATCAACCACGTTGCCCGATGCCGGGGTGATGTAGTTGGAGTTGAGCCAATCGGCCTCATAGGCCTGCAGGGCAAAGGGGATAAATCGGTTTTTGTCCCGCAGGGCCACCTTTACAAACAGGAACTCGCCTGATTCTACATCCTGCCGTTTGGCAAGCTGCTCTAGCTCGTGGTAGTGCAGGCGGCCAGAGGCATCGGCCTCTTCCATCCAGCGCCACCAGGCGTTTTCTATCTCGTTGATTTTTGCGGTGTGCAGGCGGCTTTTGCCGGTGGCATCATCAATGCCACTGGTAACCCGGCTTTGCAGTTGCACGCCGGTGCCCACGGTGTAATCAACCAGGATATCGACGGCACGGGCGAAGTAGGCAAAATCGCGCACAAGCTGACGGGAACGGTTGCGGATAACGGTGGAGCTGGAGCGGATCAGGCTGTTGACATCCTGGCCAACCGGCGACCAGTTGCCGGTTGATCTGGTGGTTTTGGCTGCGGCATACATGCGCATCTGATCAACCTGCCTGCGCTGAAAGATGCGCTTTGCCTCGGCTGCCGGGTAGAACATGCCGATGGTACGATCAATACCGCGCTCTATGCCGGTGATGATACCCATTAGCGGCACCGTCCGTTCTGGGCGTAGGTGCGGCCAAATGCGGGCCGCGTGTTAGGCGTTGTTAGGAGTGCGTCACGCTGCTGATCCAGCCACTGGAGGTGCGAGCGTACTGATTCGATATCGTGGGTGGTGAGCTCTTTATCGCCGACTTTGGTGGTGCGACCGCCAGCCAGGGCAGACAGCGCCTCCTTGTAGGTGCTGATTTCGGTTTCAAGCTCTGCCAGTGTGTAGATAGCCATAAAAAAGCCCCCGATGATGACCTGCATCATAAGGGGCTGTTTTTTATGTAACGTGAAACTAACGGCTTTTTGTGGTGTTTTTTATGGTGTTTTTTGGGTGTTTTTGGGTTGTTTTTGAGGTTGACAGCTGAAAAACTGGCGGTCTTTTCACCCCCCGAACGTGGCATATACCCACTTTTGCAGGGCTGAGCGGGTTGCAATCAGCTGGCCGTCCTTTTTTACCGGAAAATCATCGTACTCTTTGCGCCACTTGAGCACGGTTGCCTCGCTTCTCCTCAAAAAATCACAGATTGCCTTCATGCCTACTAGTAGATCAGCCGTGTCTGGTGCCGGTTTCGCTTTTGCCATGGTTACCACCTCCGCTTTCCATTTGTTTTGGTTTTTTCTCGGTGCTGTTGCTGTATCTCAACTGGTTTTTGTGGGATCTGCAGTTTCCGTATATCACGCAGGGCCAGGGCGTAGTTGGTGCAGTCAAAGTAATCGTTTCGGCCCTTGGCTTTGTCGTGGATCCAATCACCGGACTTGTTTTTACGCTCGGTGGTAAAGTGCTTGGCAAAGGTCTCATCAATCTCGTTGTGGAACGAAAGGGCCTTGCTGCTGTCAGGATCGTAGGTCAGGCGGTTTTCCAGTTCATCTTTGAACAGATCTACGCGGATGTTGACGCGGATCAGCCCTCCAGGTATGGCTTTGTTGGTTCCGGGGAATGTAGTTATGGTTTTGTAGCTGATAAGCTCGCCACTGCGGCCAGGCACACCTTTGTGCGGGGTGATTACCCTGTGCTGGCTGCACCATTCGTAGACTTCGGTGGTGCGGCTGTGCTTTTGCCAGCTGCGGCGGGTACCGCCTGAATCGATCAATCCGGCACTGGTACGGAATTGCCTGTTTGCATGATCTGCCCAGTTGACGCTCAGCAAGCCTTCGAGGTCTGCGAATGTCGCCACGATGCCGTGATCGATCATGTGCAGGCTGAGATCGGGGGCGTAGCTGCATGACCAAATTTCGTAATAGAAAGCGTTTTGTTGGGTATCTACCAACATCCATACCTCTGCGGTATCGGGTGGCACCAGGCCACGGGGCAGATCGGATTTGTAGCGCATGAGCGCCGATTCGGTTACGACGGCTTTCTGTTCAGGTTTATAGCTTACCCCGGCAAAGCGGTTGTACCACTTGCGCAGTTTCTCTTCGTCGCCCTGGGCTTCCAGCCAGCTGGCCGCAACCTCGGACAGGCTGACGTAGGGGGAGAGCCAGGCCGGGAAGTGGAAGTAGACCGACTGGGGGCGCTCGATATCGCAGCCATCGGTTGGTTGCCAGCCGGTTTTCATGGCGGCCAGAACGGCTTTATCCCGCTTGTAATCGTTCCAGCGACTGCCGCAGTGTTCGCACTGGTACCAGGCAGAGCGGTTGCGGCGGATGGCTTTGGGATCGGCATCTGTCTGGCCTTCGAGGTTTATCTGGCCGGGCCAGCCGAAGCGGTCGAAGGTCATGATCTGGCCCATGCCGCAATCGGGGCATTTGGCGAAGAATTCGAGCATGACATCGCAGGCTTCAGCCTCTACCATCAGCGGATCGCGGTTGGCAGGATCTTCGGTGTCTATGCCGGGTGATGACCATATCCACAGTTTGTAGGTGTCGGCATGTACGGTGGTGCGGCCCTTGGCGTCTTCGATGTTGCCGCGCACTTTGTATTTGCTGATCTCATCCAGCAGTACGACGCGGTACGATTCTGACGACACTGACATCTCTGAACTGGCCCAGCCGATATCGATGGTGAATCCATGTGACAGGCTGATGCTGTAGATACTGGTGTCGTCAGGGTTGCTGCTTTTGATGCTGGCCAGGGCTGGTGATTGATCAATCATCGGCTGCAGGCGTTTTTTGCTGAGTTTTTTGACGCTGCGCTCATCGGCCATGACAACCAGGGCCGAATCTGCGGTGTATTGGGCCTCTCGCAGCATGAGGCCGTAGAATATGAGGGTGCCGCCGACCTGGATGCCTTTGGCCAGTACGAGGGTGCGCACCCAGGGCAAAGTTGCCCAGTGCAGTACTCCCCACATGGCGGGGTTGTTGCTGTTGCGGTAGAGCCCTTTGCGTGATCCGATCGGCACGTTGATATTACGCTCGAACCATTCCGGACCTGGCAGCCGCTTGCGCTTGCGGAAGACCTTGACCTCGGCAGGGCGGAAGCGGATGAAGGCCGGTGGAGGCGGATCATTGATATCACCAACCACGCGCATAATCGGATGTTGGATCATACCTCTATGCCCCCATCCTTTGCGTAGCGGTCGAATATATCAGCGAGTTGATCTTCGTATTCTTGCCGCAGTTCCGGCACCAGTGCGGTGATGCGTTGGTGGATCTCTTCGGGCAATCCCAAGTCGCCGATCCGGTTGATGAGGTGGTTGATGATGCCGGGCCCCTGATTTTCGATATCGGTGCGGACGGCAAACCAGAGCTTTGCATCCCGGGCTTCTTCTTCTTCGGCATCGATTAGCAGGCCACGGCGTTCCTGCAGTTTGAGTTCGGCCAGTTCGGCCTGGGCAACCTTGAGGCGTTCAGAACCATCATCATTTGGTTGCTGCTGTTCACTGGTTTTCAACTCAAGGCGCTGGGCGTTGGCGTAGTAGTCGAGATCGCGGGCGGAGAAGGTGCCGTCTTTGCGGGGTACCTTGCCGTCTTGCACGTCTTTGCTGAGTTTGCTTTTTTCGATCTTGTAGCTGCGTTGCAGGTACTGCAGGGCGGCGGCCTGAGTTTTGAACTTTTCGCCGGACGCATCACCGGCCTGATCGGCGCGGTAGTCATCCAGGGCCTTGCGGGCCTTTTCCACTGCCGCGATGTTGGCAGCGGTGGGGGCAGCCTTAGCCGTAGCAATGGCGGCATCGAGGATGGCCTGCAGTTCTGTGGCGTGGCTACTGGGGGTTGACATCGGGCGTTGCCTCTAGGGTTTCCACCATCCGGATCAGTACGGCGATGGCGTCGTATGCCTCATCGATGAGGCCGTGGGGGCCGTGGATCTCTGCCACCCGTGCCAGGTGTTGACGCAACGGAGCGATGACCAGCTCTGGCAGTGGCACGTAACGATCTTTATCACCCTTGCCGGCACGGACCAGGACGGTGCGGCGGTCA